GATCTCCAATATTATAGTTACTTCCTTTTGCAACAATAGAAATTGTATCAACACTCATAATTGCAGTAGCAGCAAATGATGTACCGGAAGTTGGCGATGTTTCAATTGCAGTTAGGTAACAATCGTACTCACCATTGTTATAGGTTAATACTTTTCTGTAAGGGCCAATTTCGTCTCTGGCTTCAAGTACTAATTCTTCTGCTCTCTTACAAGCAGCTTCGATTGTTCTATAAGCATAAGCCAATGCTCTACCCTGTAATTCAGTAGTAACTCCAACTCTATCATCCTGCCCTGAAGTAGCAACATATAAATTAGCCACTGATCCAAATGCTGAATTATCAACATATCTTTTAGTAGCCGCAACCAAACCGTTATAAATTAAATCATCGTCTGGTTCTGGATCTCGTGATAAAATCAACGGACCGCTCATTCGACCCATAGCAGCATTTACTGCTCCTGTTTCTGGATCTATAGAATTTACACCAGCACGAGATATTTTAGTATCTGCATATCGCTTGTTGATAACCTCGTCCTGACTGATAGGTAAAAGAGCTTGTCCGACTCCTACAGTAAGTCCCTCAGGGTCAATTAATTTGTTAATTCTGTTAGTTTTAATACCAGGGCTAACTTTTAAAGTTCCGCCTAGTGATGGATCTCTGTCAGCAGAGATACTAGCAAATTCTGAGTTAATTGCGATTTCGCTAGAATTTGTAGTATAGTCAATAGATATACCCGAACCGGCAATTAGGGTTTTAAATGCTAAACCGGATTCATCATTGTTGATGGTAACTAACGGAGTTGCGCCAGTTACGGGATCGTTTTGTCCAACATACGAATTGGGTGAATCATCCAATCCCACAAAGGTAAGTTTATCCCCTAAACCTAAAGAACTATACAGCTCTCGGAAGTTATCGTTTACCTTTCGGAACGAATCGCGTATACTATCACCAGTGCCGTCATTGCCAACAACACCTGTATCTATAATTTTTCTTGCCATGGCTTATCCTAAGATTATTGCTTTCTCTAATATTTAGCCCAATGTTTTAAAAGCCTAATGTAAATACTAGATGTTTTTAAAAACAAAAAGACAACATACTGAGTATGTACGAGTTAGCAAATTAGGCCATAGCCACAGCTACAACCGAACTAAAACCGTGGCTCTATTTCGTTGTGACAACTGTGGAAGTGAATTTCATCGAGATGTTAGAAAGATGGAGAGAAAGAGATTGAGCAACAATTACTTTCATTGTTGTTCAGACTGTGATTCTAAAAGATTTGCCCAACGCAAAGGCATTGAACAGAAGAAAATTTGGGATTTACCTGCTAGTACAGAACTACCAGTTAGTAAGTTTTAAACTCGAAACGACTCGCCACACCCACAGCGATCACGTTCATTCGGGTTTTGGAAGTCAAACCCTTCATTGAGTCCGTTGCGAACCCAATCCATTTCTACACCTTCTAAATATGCCAGGCTCTTTGGATCAACAAACACATGAACTCCGTGGCTGACAAAACTTAGATCTTCATTGTTTGGCACGTCTACAAACTCTATTGTATATGCTAATCCGCTGCATCCTGTAGTTTTAACACCAGCACGGATACCCAGCCCAGTCCCACGATTTTCTAACTGAGCTTTAACTTTGTTTGCCGCTTTTTCAGTTAACGTGATCATTATGCTTTGCTCTATAATCCTTTACAGCCGCCTTGATAGCATCTTCTGCAAGTATTGAGCAGTGAATTTTAACGGGCGGTAACGCCAATTCACTAGCGATATCTGAGTTCTTAATGGCTTGTGCCTCGTCCAAGTTCTTGCCCTTGAGCCACTCGGTGACAAGACTAGAACTAGCAATAGCACTGCCACACCCATAAGTTTTAAACTTCGCATCTGTAATAATACCTGTGTCGTCAACTTTAATTTGTAGTTTCATTACATCGCCACAGGCAGGTGCTCCCACCATGCCTGTGCCAACATCTGCATCGTTCTTGTCAAAGCTACCGACATTTCGTGGATTCTCGTAATGATCAATTACTTTGTCTGAATATGCCATATTACTTCTTTGCAATCATTGATTGAATCTTTTCTTGAATAATCTTAGCCCAAAACGGCTGAGGAAAATTCCAACCTACGAATGCTCCAATTGCTACCCAAAATAGTGTATCTAACATATATTACGCTCCTTGTAATCTAATGTCAACTGTTTGCCAGTTGATGATGCGCCAAATATTATTTAGATACTTGGCTTTGTCCTGTTGGTAATCGAGGGCCCACGCATGTTCCCAAGCATCTACCAATAGGGCAATTTTCATACCTGTACGGTATTCGTGATTATGTATGGTGTGTAGTTTACCGTCATAATCCATGTAAATCCAATTTGATCCTTGTGCTGCCATAAACTCTTTTTCAAATGCTTCTTTAAATTTGTCAAACGATCCGTGCGCCTCATCTATTACAGATTTACTGAGCCCCACAGGCTTATTAGCTGCTTGTGGTGGGATCAAGCTAGAAAAGAATATATTGTGTAGCATTGCACCGCCATAGTTAAAATCAGCGTCGCCTTCACCTTTATTATATCGTTCAAAATATTTAGAAGCAAGTCCGTCAAAATGATATTTAACAGTAGCTTCACTCATTACTGGATCTAGCTCGTCTTTTTCAAACGTAAGTTTAATCTGCTTAATTTCACGAGTATCTGCAGATTCAGTTAAAGATTTAATAAAATGTAGCGCCATAGTAGTATTTAGTGTAAATAAAAGTCCTAAGGAGATTTCGATATGATCGGATTTATCAAAAAACTATTTGGCTCTAAGCCAGCGGAAGTTATAGCAGAAGTGCCGTATAAGGTTGAAACACCAGTAGCAGAACCTACTCCGGTATCAGCATCAGCAGCCGAAGCAGTTGTTAAAAGCATTGCCCCAAAAGCACCTGCAAAAAAGACAGCACCAAAAAAAGCTGTTCCTAAAAAACAACCTGCTCCAGCTAAGAAATCAAAGCCCAAGGCTTAAAGCCTGTTGATATAGTGCAAAGCTAGATAGATTTTTAGCCTTGCTTTCGCACATGATATCAAAGTTGTCACGGAAGCTCAAGGCCCATTCATTCACTGCGGTATTCCAGTAAAATTCTGAATGTGCTCTGAGTTTTTGTTTCTTGTAGCCCTGTTCTAAGAGGGTCGGAAGATCGGGACGGATGTGTCCGGGATGGTTAATAAGACAGTCTTCCCGTGATACACTATAATGTAAAGTAGGACGCACACCACGCCAGCTATCAATAATCCGCTTAACACGGTCGTCATTCGCTGCAATATATTCTCCAGAGTTAATCCAATGATGATGTATGTCCATGACCAGGGCACAGTCCTTAACCAATTCAATACTTGAATCAATGCCCCAGGTCATTTCGTCATTCTCGATAGTAAGACAGTTGCGAGCCTCGGGTGTCATTTTGCTGAGTGCATCACGAACACCTTGCGGGCCTTGCTTGCCGGAGATATGCACATTGATCTTGAAGTCTTGGAATGTTTTGCCGTACCCCATCCAACGAGCCATGTCCACATGATACTCAAACTCTTCTATTGAGCGTTCTACTATGCCCGGGTTAATAGACGCCAACACGCAAAACTGGCCAGGATGAAAGCTAAGCCGTACATTATTCTTGCGAGCCACATCACCCACACGGGCAAATCCTTTTTCTGCAAAGGCTCTAACATCGGGCTGCCGCCAAAACCACTTCCAACTAGACTCAGTGTATACAGGAAGTATATCACTTGAGAGTCGTACCATTCTAAGATCTTCATCTAGTGTTCCTACCCTGCTGACTAACTTATAGCAGGCTTCTATGTTTCGTTCCATTAAGTCCCAAAGTCGCTGTTCTGCTTCTAGAGGATGTTCACGCAACCACCTTACAGTAGTAGCACCTGTATTTAAGTCACGGTCGCGAGCATTAATTTTCATGCCGTTAACTTCTGCAGGATCGTTAATCCATTTGCAGGCAAAGCCTATGCGTTTAACCATTTGATAATCCCGAAATAAGAAGTTCACGTTCTGTCATATAGGCTACAGGTTTGATCCAGCCTCGATCAATGCATTCGGATAATATCAATCCATACTCACGTGGGCATTGTTTTGAAATTTCAAAACCCGCTCTACCGCAGGTTGTGAATTTATCAACAATACGAAATCGCGAATCGTCTTGTTTAATTGTACGAATTTGACTGTGATGAGTAGTAATTTGCATACTACTAGTATAACACCTTTATCGCCAGTTGTCAATAACAAAAGGGTCTTGAACTTCATGCGGATTTGGGTCTCCGTGGAACACAGCAATACAACATTCTTTTGGGATGATGGGATTGCGTATGGATTTAAATTTTATCTTGCCGTTGCCTCGATCGAGTTCATTCCTATCACGTAGTTCCCATTTGTAGCTCATGATGTATTCGTCGGGCCAAAATTTAATTCTAGTTCTTGCCACGTTCCAAATCCAATCTTGATCTCCGTGCAATTTTTGAGCCTTCCTCGGATCAGTTTGAAACACAGTCCAAATATCTGGATGGTAACCTTTTTCCCAACTTAGTACAGAACTGTTTAGCATGTTCCAGTTAGCATGAAACTTTCTATTGAAGTCTTTGATTCCGTAAAAATCAAAAGTCGTACAGTTTTGAACCAACTTGTCAAGACTATTACAGACTATAACATCTAGATCAAGATATAGTATTCTTCCAGTTAGTGGAAGATCTGGATCAAACATGTGAACCTTGTGCCACCAACCTTTTGCATAGCCTTCGTTAGGTTGAACAACAAGCCTAACTCCTTCAATAGGACTAGGGTCATCAGTTAAACAAACAAATTCATAAGGTAATGTTATATGACGGCTGACCATATTTCTTAGTCGTTCAACATAGTCCTTACCGTACTTGGTTCCAAATCGAACACATAAAATTGTTACCAATGTCGTATCACTCCCGCAACTATAAAAATATTTGTAATGATGTAGGTGAAAAGAATCAAGGTGCGAACAAGTGCTACAATATCGGCCTCACTATCTGTAGCACCTGTTTTCTGTCCTAGGGCTTTAGCCCAAAGTCTCCATACCCGCTTCATCAGCCCTCATAAACTGCCGAATTGGCACTGTGTTCAAATACTTCTACTGAGCGAAGTTTAACACCTGCACCTACTGGATAGCGGCACTCAAATGTTTTACCATTTTCTATTGTGTAAGATTCGCCACGTTGGAAGGTTTCTAGAATGTCTTTCATTTTCATAAAAGCCGTTTCGCTAAACTTTTCGCAACCAACTGCTTCTACAATTCGAATATCACAGACACCGCCAACATCATTAAGTCCTAATGATGCAAGTGCTTGGAACTTTTCTAAATGAGGATCATCATGTGCAATTACTAATGTGTGATCAAACATATATTCACTCCACTCTTTAAACGCTTTGAGTCCGCCAAAGTCCATAACCCAATTACGGTCGTCTAGTGTTTCAGATTCAAATATTAGTTTAATACCGATTGAGTAACCGTGTAGTAATGAGCAGTGACTATGTGTACTTCTCCACTGTCTAAAACAGCATGAAAGTCCGCGGTCGTTACCGTAAGTTTTTGTTGAAAGATATTTTGCCATTGTTATGTTCTCCTGTTAACAATGACACGCAGAGTTTATATTGCGGGATGAGCGTCTAAGTCCGCATAGTATAAGTATACAGCGTTATATTTATAAGTCAACCGGTATCGGCTCAAATTTTATATTTTTGTAATGCCATTCATCGGGGATTTTCCAATCTGATTTATTGATGACGGTAAAGTTGATATCTGGAAAGCATTCAAATATTTTACCAAGTTGATACACCCAATAGGAATAATCCACAGCGTGAGAGTCTCTGGGTGCATAATTTTTAGTGTCTTTGTAAACATTATTAACCTGTGGTATTGGTAATGTTCTCACAGTTATGCTATTGTCGTTGCGATAGGCAGTAACACCATATAAGTCAAATCCCAATAACGTAATATCAGTTGCCATCTGAGCAGCAAGCAATACAGCGTAAGGCCCACTACCCCAATGCTTTGGGTCGTCTGCACGGTCGGTGCCTTGATATGGTAACTCGGGTAATAGATTAAGATTAAATTGTTCAGCCCAGTCGGTTCTGGTATAGATATTTTTTATGTTGTTTTCAACTGCTTCTTTTACAGTTCTTTTGTCTGCACAGACAAGATAGTCAACAGCGATGTCTCTATGGACAGCATTGCATCCTATTAGAATGTCGTGAGCGAATGAATTAAGATTTAGAGAAGAACGGCTTTCGCCGTTTCCGAGAACAAGGGCAGACATGCCCATTTTTATTGCCTGTCTTTTATTTCACCAAAAGCGAACCAATTACCTGGACTTCCGGCACTCACGCAAACCCACCCAACAAATTTTCCAACGGTAGGATGTGAATTCCAGCAGATGTCTCCAGCTTTATATGTTCCTTCGGTAGGAACTTCTGAAGCATACATCTGTAATTGATTGTTTAATCGAACAGGGCCAGTAACGTGTAGGTCTACATTTGGATCGATATTCTTAACACCGATTCCTAATTTTCCTAATATAGAAACTGATTTTCCAGCATTACCTATTAGTATGTTACCCGATGCGCCAATGTTGATACGTGTAGTATTGTCAGTAACAATATTAAAATCAACAGCACCATATGTACCAACAAGACCGCTCATGTCGTCGTCGGTGCCCATCATAACTTCAATGCCCATTTCTGCTACGCTGAATGCGGCATGCGGATCTTCAATGCCTAAACCCAAACGATCAATTGCAGAATTATAACATAGATATTGATTAATTCGAACATCACCGTCGACTAATAGTCCATTTAAACGACCTACTTCACGAAGATTACTTTTAACAACAGTTGGTCCTAGTTCGTCATCGCCTAAAACTTTAACTCCATTAATACTTAGAAATCTTCCTTGATTGATATCTATAGATTCTGATGAAAAGAATCTATCTGGGCCCGGATTGAATACAAATTGTTTATTATAATCTTTGCCGTTCCAAATTAACCCCTTACTGGAAATATCACCGGTAAAAGTGATAGAAGAGCTTTTTTCAACCTTGATGTCTGATATAATTTCTTTTACATTAATAGTATCTACTATAATGGTTTTCGCAACAACAGTATCTTCAACAGTTAGATTTCCTCTTACAATGTCTGCTCTTAGAGCTTTTATTGATACAGATTCATTGTTGACTACCATCTGTTCAGATGTTGCATGATCTGTAATTCCTCGGCTGCTGAACTGATTGATAGTTCCGCCGCTGACTAAGTCACCGCTAATAGAGTGCTTGGGCAAACTTTCAATTATAGATAATGGATTAGATGTGGCAAAATCGTCACTGTAAAGTGCGTCTGATAGTGCCGCTAGTGCTTGATCAATATTTTGTTTGTTCATAGTAATGTATTTATCCGCCAACGAAAAAGCGGGCCGGAGCCCGCTTTTTAGGGTCTACATTACTATTTACTGTACTTTAAGAATAACAATCTCTTCGTTGATACGACCGTTAAGTTTGATATCTACAGCTTTGATGTCGTCTAAGAACTTACGTAACTGTACTTTACCGGCCGCTTTAAACTCTTTAAGTTGTTCTTCGGGTTTACGCAGAGTCTTTTG